TTTACAAAACGCCGCCGATAAGCTCCTCCAAGCGCGTGACGATATGCTAGCTCTCGAACACGCGCCCAGCAGCACAGAGCCAAGAGTTGTCGATAACGACGTTATTTTCTAACTTTTGGTTTTGTAACGCCCATTTTGGGCACCCTCCGACAGTAGGCTTTAACTGAAAGGCATCAGATGAAAATCTCGGCAAAAACGAAGGAAAAACCCGATCCTATCACGGTCGAGTACGACATTCCGAACACCCTTACCGATCTCTCAAAGGTGTTCGGCGAGGAGGTCGTGGCAAAGGCAGCACAGGGCGCTATCGTCATTTCGTTACAGGCGTTTATGCGGCGCCACATCGACAAGAACACTCCTCTTCCCGACATTCAAAAAGAAGTGAGCGGATGGAAACCTGATGTGCGATCGGTCACTCGCCAAACGGCGTTCGAAAAAGCAACCAGCTCGTTGGATAAACTGACACCAGAAGAACGCACCGCGCTGTTGAGTCGCTTGCAAGCGATGAACAAATCTCCTCAACAACCTCACCAACAGGCCGCGCGTTAACAGATCGGCCCACACATCCCTATTGTTCCAAATTGGAACACCAGTGGTGTGTGGGCTATCTTCGAGGTTTGAAATGTCGTACGTTTACATTTTGAATAGAGCGGCACACGATTACAGCGATGCAGAGCGCTTTGGTGAGCTGGTGTTCTGCACCGAGGGCTCGCTTGACAAGCTAGATCTTTCTCAGATGTATAGAGAGTTAGAGAGTGCCTTCGAGGACTCCCAAGCAGACGATTACATTTTGCTAACATCGCTAACTTCGCTATGTTCTGTAGCTTGCTCAATTTTCTCTTTAAAACACAAAAGACTAAATCTGTTAGTGCATACGAGGGAAGGGTATGTTGAGCGGTCCCTGTTCTTTTCAGAGGAGTTATATCAGTGAAGCCAACAGCAACATCAGTTTTTCGCGATAACACTATGCTTTCAGGATACAAAACTTGTCCCAGATTTTTTCAATTGAGACACATCCTCAATTTCAGGCCTGATCGAGCAGCAATGCCTTTGATCTTCGGTTCGTGTTGGCATAGTGCAATGGACACTGTGTGGGGTAACGCCAACTCGTTTAACCAAACTGATCTACGAAAGTTTGCTACCCTCAAATTCCTCGAGAAATGGGAAGAGGAAGGAATGTCCGCCGAGCTGACGCTCGAGGATATCGAGAAACTCGAAGCCCGTACACCTTCGGTTGCTGAAGAGATGTTAGCTCACTACATCGAACAACGCTGGCAGATCCTCACGCATTGTGAAGTAGTAGCAATTGAACAACCTTTCGCGGTCCCTCTCCCTGGATTAACCGATACGTGGTACGTTGGAAAACTCGACAAGGTTATAAAGTACAACGGTCAAACGTTGATAATCGAGCACAAAACGACAAGTGACTACAAGGTCGATGGCGGTTTCAAAACTGCGTACATCGAGTCCTGGGACTCGCACGGTCAGATTAAGGGCTACGAGTACGGCGGTTCCCTTTATTATGGGGCAGACCAAGTGTGGGTGGACGCCGCACTGGTTCATAAGAAGGTCCATGATAAGTTTCGCTTTATCCCTGTGTCGCACCAACGGGGAATGCTTGATGAGTGGATAACCGGTACCGTGGATTGGATCACAAAGATCGAATCGGACAAGTTGTTTTCTAAGAACGAAGAGTCGTGTTTCCGCAAGTTCGGACCGTGCGAGTTTTTGGACATATGTAGGCATTGCCCAGAGCCTAAGAATCTTGAAGGCGTGCCTGAGGGCTACAAGGTCGAACCTTGGTCACCATTCGAAACGCTGGGACTTGACAAGCTGATAAACGCTGGAGAGTGATGTGAGTAAGCGCTCTCACACCACCATCACTCTTCGAGTGAAAATGGATATCCCTTCGGGAGCGACTACTCAAAGCGTTTTAGAATATGTTAGAGCAGCTGTTCCCAGCCTTTGTAGAGATCTACCCAATGAGGATCCAATGTCACAACTTGACAAAACGACAATCACGGTTTCGTTACTACAAAAGGTGACAAGCTATGCCTAACGCTCTCAACTCTACCGGCACCGTGCAGCATCGAATTCTAGTTCTCGGCGAAACGGGCTCAGGAAAAACCACCCAGATCCTCACGCTACCAGGGAAAAAGTATGCTTACCTGTTCGACTCGAACGCCATACTATCTCTACGCGGCTACGATGTGGACTTCGATGAGTACTTGCCCGATCGCCTGAATCTTGCTGCAAGCTCGCTCTCCAACAAGAAACCTTCCGACAAGCCCACGATTCGTGGTAGCAATCTCTACCAACTTTGGGAGTCCGATTTCAATCAGAAGCTCGAGAGTGGCTTCTTCGATTCCTACGATTGGCTGTGCATGGATAGTTGTACAACGTTTCTCGATTTAGTTATGGATCGTATCCTCACAATCAACGGTCGATTTGGTGAGTGGCCACAAGTCGACGACTATGGTCCTCAGATGTTAGCCTTTACCAACGTGTGTCGCTCGATGACTGCAATGGGAAAGGGTATCTACTTCACCGGCCACCTCGAGACCAAACAAGATGAATTAACAAAACGAATCTTTCGCAAGCCCATGCTAACCGGCCGCCTAGCTGCCAAAATCCCGCTATTGTTCTCCGATATCTTTGTTACCGAAGCTGAGCCAAGCACTGAAGGTAAGATAATCTACAAGCTCCAAACCAAACCCGACAGGTTGACAACCACTGTTAGAACTGCTATCCGAGGACTCGATCCATTCGAAGATGTAACGGTAAACTTCGCTGAAGATCCCGTTGGGCAAGGGCTCGGCGGCTTGTTGCAATGGGAAGCTAAGCAACTAGAAGTACCTGAATTTCGGCGGTAGCCGAACAACTGGAGCGCAAGCTCCCTAAATCACGAAAGGTAAGTGATCATGAAGATTCCGTTAAATCTCTCTGACATTCAAGAATCTCGTCCCGTACCAAACGGCCGCTATGACTTGGTGATCGCTTCGGCCGATGAGGAGAAATCCAAAAGCAGCGGGAAAGATCAAATCAAGATCTCGCTCGGCATCCAAGGTTACGACAAGGCTCCCAATGTTACACACTTCATCTCCCTCCCTGGCGGTGACGATGACTCGCAGAAGTCGAACTTCAAAATGCTGATGTTGAAGCGCTTTCTCCACGCATTCAGGATACCCTTCGACTCTGATGGGTTCGACGTTCAAGATTTTCTGGGTGCAACGGCGTCGTGTGATCTAACACTAAGCGAACCAGACGACAACGGAAACATCTACAACCGTCTCCAACTGCCGCGCTTGCCCTCAGAAGGGAACGAAGGCACCGTGAAGAGTACAGCTGTACGACCACCGAAGCGTGGTTAGTCGTTATATGGCGGACGCCCTTCGGGGCGTTCCACCCTATTGTTCCAATTTGGAACACCAGGAAACAAATGCAACTCTCTAACCTCGTAAAGCCAATCGACCAGTGCACTAACGAAGAACTTCTCGATCGCCTTCGAGCGGTGCGCCACAATCGCGAGGTGGCTAGGCCTGTTGCCGCAGCCAAAGCTGCAAAGGTGGAGAAGAAGAGCTCAGTGAAAAAGATGTCGGCGTTGGAAAAACTTGTTGACTCAATGTCCGATGCAGATAGATTAAAGCTGATTGAGTCTTTGAAGGGAGAATAGAGAATGTGTGACACCGGTGTTCACGCTTTTGGTTTAGTAGTTTCTCCAGATGCTCACTATCTCCACTTCAAAGAAGATCGTCGCTACGATAATGTACTGGAGGCGGAGAAATTTATTAAGCTATGTCGCAAAGCAGCTGAGGTTCTAGCTGAGCGATTTCCAGTCTATATTAGGAGAATGCCAGAATTCTATCCAGATAACGAGTTTGTATCTAGCAAGCCCTCATGGAAAGCGATAGCTAGATATAGTATAGCTGATTTTGGAGAACCTGGGTTGTATCACTACTACGGAGGTGAATGGACGCGAGGTGATGTATGAATTCCACGTTGCGCTTTGTTAAGCTAGATTCAATCATCTGTGATGATCGACACCGTTCGGTTTTCGGCGACCTCGAAACGCTCGCTGAGTCGATAAAAAATAAGGGCGTGATCCAACCTGTAACGGTAGCCCCCGATTTGCGGTTACTGGCTGGCGAACGTCGTGTACGCGCCGCAAAAGCTGCGGGGCTTGAGGAGATTCCCGCACTCGTTAGGGAAATCGATGGCGAGATTGATGCTCGAGAGATTGAACTCTTCGAGAACGTACACAGGAAAAACTTCGAGTGGTTCGAAGAGGTAGCTATCATCCGCGATATCGACAGGTTATACAAGGAGAAAGAGCAGGATTGGTCGGGTAGGAAAACAGCACAGCTGTTAGAGAAAGGCGTGGCTACCGTCGCTCGAGCAATCCAGTTGGCTAACGCCGTAGACGTTATACCAGAACTGGCTAAAATGTCTACTGCGGACGATGCACTCAAAACAATCAAAAACTTAGAAGAAGATGCTATCGTTTCCGAGCTACGTTCCCGCCAAACAGATCCAGAAAATACCTATTATAACTCCGGCATCCAAGACGCGTTGCGTGTAGCGGAGCGAAGCTATGTTATTGGCGACACTTTTCAGGGCCTCGCTGAGCTACCAACGGGTGGCAAGGTCGGGCTAATCGAATGCGACCCTCCATACGGAATCAATCTTAACGCCGTTAAGTCCTCCAAGGATACCGTTGGAAACTTGGTTAGCTCCTACAACGAGGTACCAGCAGAGAACTATAGAGAGTTCTTGTTGCGGTTAGCCAAAGAGCTCTTTCGCGTAGCTTCTCACAACTGTTGGCTGGTGTTCTGGTTCGGCCCAACGTGGCATTCACAGGTCTACGCAGCACTCGAGGATGCGGGGTGGCTAGTAGATGACATACCGTGCATCTGGGTTAAGTCCCAAGGCCAAACGCTACAACCAGAGTTATATCTCGGTCGCGCTTACGAACCCTTTTTCATGGCTCGTAAGGGCAAACCAGTAATCATGCAACACGGTAGGTTGAACGTGTTCAACTACTCGGGGCTAACGCCTAGCCAGAAAATTCACCCCACTGAGCGGCCCGTTTCTTTGATCGAAGATATCCTGCGAACGTTAGTTCCTCCGGCCACAAAGATTTTGGTGCCATTTCTCGGTAGCGGTGCGACAATTAGAGCTGCTTTCAACCTGGGCTTGAGCGCTATGGGATGGGAGATCAATGGAGAGTATCGAGATCGCTTTATGCTAGCTATCGAGCGAGACTCGCGGGAGTTACTGGACATTCCCAAAGAGGCCTAGCAATGGACTTCCTACAACTCGACAAGCGAGCACGAATTGTTCCTGGTGTCGGTCCTAAAGACGCCAAGATTGTAATCGTGGGAGAGGCACCGGGAGCTTACGAAGCAGCACAGCTAAAGCCCTTTGTTGGTCCAGCTGGTAGCGTGTTAGAACAATGCCTCCACGCCGCTGGCATCATTCGTTCAGAAGTCTACATAACGAACGTGGTGAAGGTTAAACCTCCCGATAACAAGATTTTACCATACTTCGACGGACCGAAGAATCGATTTTCGGAAGCTGGGCGCGAATGGGTAGAGTTTCTCTATGATGAGCTGAACGAGCTATCTCCAAACGTGCTGGTGGCTTGCGGTGCCACAGCTTTTTCGGCGCTCACCGGGCAGAGTAAGATCCTCAAATATCGGGGCTACGTATGGGAACCGCTGCCACAGGTCAATTGTAAAAAGCTGGTGCCCTGTATCCATCCTAGCGCTGCCTTGCAGGGCATGTATATCTATCGGCACCTAATCGCCGCCGATCTCAAGAAAGCCAAAGCCGAGAGCTTGTTCCCAGAGCTACGCCGGCCCAAGCGCCAGCTGGTCTATGATTTCTCGAGTTTGAGTGAGTGCTTGGAATGGCTACGCTACTTTGAAGAAGCTCCCATCGTGGGCTTTGACATCGAAGTTGTGAACTTCGAAATTGCTTGTATCGCGTTTAGCGATGATCCCTCTCGAGCGGTATCGATTCCGCTAAGCGGAAGGTGGTCACTCGAAGAGGAAGTACACATTTGGCTAGGAATCCAAAGGGTGTTGGGCAACGAGCGCTCGATTAAAGTAGTACAAAACTCAATCTTCGATATACAATTCCTATTGATGAAGTGTGGTATCGTGGTACGTGGACCGATCCACGATACCATGATAGCACACTCTGTGCAATATCCTGAACTACGAAAGGGTCTTGATTTTCTAGGATCGTTGTACTGTGAAAATCAGGAGTTCTGGAAGGATCTTGTGAAGTTTCAGAACATCAAGGATGAGGCTTAGCATGTGGAGAGATGATGTAGTAACTCACGTTACTGAGTGGATAGCTCCACCAGAAGCTCCACCACGTATTCGGCTGGGAGAAACTTTAACTGTAAAGGTTCTGAATAATGAGCAGGCATTACTGGTCTTCACACCCTATATACCTGCTGGAACAGTTGTTCGAATCAAACTAGAAATCGATTCTGTGGTTGGAGATTAGTGTGGACAGCAATTTTCTGCGTTACAACTGCCTCGACGCTGCTTGCATGATGCAGATACACAATGAGATATGGCCTGACCTAGCTGACGGTTTCCAACCAGCATACGATCTAACCATCCGTTTACTTGATCCTCTTGTGTTTATGATGACTCACGGCATAGCGGTTAACATGGACGCTATGGAGGTTACCAAGCAAGAGATCAGCGAATCGATAAAACTGAAACAAGCCGAGCTTGATAAACTGTGTGGACGATCACTAAATGTCAACTCCTCCAAAGATTGCCAAAAATATTTCTACGTCGAACTCGGTATCACCCCCTACTATAACGACGGAGCCATTACAGTGGACGATACGGCTCTCCAGCGACTCGCTCGTCCCACTGCTAAGCGGCCTGGGTTACGACAGGCAAAGCTTGTCCAAGATATTCGGGGGCTCCAGAAGTTATTCGGAACATACCTTGATATTGAGTTTGACTCCGACAGGAGAATGCGCTGTTCGTATAATCCTAGAGGTACGAAGTTTGGGAGATTATCCTCCAGTAAAACTATTTTCGGTACTGGCACCAACCAACAGAATCTCCCTCAAGAATTCAAGAAGTTCCTGGTTGCGGATCCAGGATATATTCTCTGGGAAGTAGATAAACGGCAAGCCGAGTGGGTGGTTGTAGCCTATCTCTCTGGAGACGCTAACATGTTGTCCGTGGTGGAGAGCGGTCTCGACACCCACGTTCACACCGCTTCCCTAATGTTCCACCAACCAGCGGAGTTAATAGTGCTGGAAAACAAGCTGGTTGGAAATAACACTGATCCAGACATTATCTCAAAGTTAAGGGTTGACGGCGACGTTAGCGTTCGCCTCCCTCGAACGATGTCGATGAGGCAATGCGGGAAAAAGTCTAACCACGGTTTGAACTACGACGAAGGTCCTAACCAATTCGCGCTGATTAACGAAATGGAGCAAAGCGAAGCTAAGATAATCGTTGAGATGTATCACAACATCTATCCGGGAATTAGGATCTGGTATGAGTTTATTAAACGGCAACTTCAAAAAGAGCGTGCACTGGTTAATTGTTTTGGTAGGAAGGTTCGCTTCATGGACGCATGGGGTCCTGATTTGTGGAAAGCTGCGTATAGCTGCTTACCTCAATCGACAGTGGTGGACTCGTTAAACGAGGGAATGGTTAAGATCTACAACGACGAGTGGATAACCCAGATCTGCAGGGTAGATTTACTGGCACAAGTTCATGACTCGATCCTGATGCAACTTCCAATTTCGATCTTTGAGAGCGATGACTTCTCGAAGCTAAAACAACGAGTGTATGACTATGTGACTCCAGAACTATGCTACAACAATCGGCGATTCAAAATAGCGACCGATTCGAAAATAGGATCGAACTGGGGTGGTTATCACTCTGAAAATAATCCTGGTGGAATGGGAGAATACAAAGAGCCATAGAGTGCGGGAATTATCTGATTTCCTGGATGGCTACCTCACTTATGTTCAAAACTCTGAGCCATCCAAAACTTTTCACACTTGGGCTGGCATCTCATTGCTAGCGGGAGCCTTGCAACGTAAAGTAAAACTAGTTTGGGGATTCGAACACCTCTATCCCAATTTGTACGTGATATTAGTGGGACCTGCAGGAAAGGCAAGGAAGGGTGTAGCGCTCGGGATCGCAAAGAATCTATTGCTAAATATTCCGGGAGTATCGGTCGCAGCTGAATCGTGTACCAGAGAATCGATGATCCTAGCCATGAAGAGGGCAATTTCAAACTACGAAGATCCCACCACGGGAAAAGTGAAAATTCACTGCTCGCTCACATCGTTTAGTGAGGAGCTATCAGTCCTACTAGGGCAATCCGATGTGAAGCTCCTAGCAAATTTGTGCGACTGGTATGATAGCAAAAGTGTGTGGACATATGAGACAGTCGGTCGTGGTAGAGATTCGCTTGAGGGGCTATGCTTCAACTTGCTAGGAGCTACCGCTCCTGAGTGGATCCAGTCAATGTTACCTACCGAGGCAATAGGCGGCGGTTTCACTTCACGTTGTATCTTTATCGTGGAGGAGAACAAGGGTAAGATCGTACCGAAGCATCAACTCACCTCAGAGGAGACAGATTTAGAACATATTCTCGAACGAGATCTCGAGAAGATAAGTCAACTTAAAGGTCAATTCACGTTCAGTTCTGACGGTAGCAAGTGCTATGAAGAGTGGTACACAGAGCAGGAACATCTAATTTCCATTGGTCAGCCCGCAGTCGAAGATCCTCGGTTCGCAGCCTATTGTGAGCGACGTGCGACCCACATTAGGAAGCTCGCGATGATTCTATCCGCTAGCAAGCGTGACGATTTAGTGATTGACCACAACGACTTTCACAGAGCTGTAGAGATTCTAACGTTTGCTGAGCGCAAAATGGGCTACACGTTTGGAGGGCTTGGCAAATACAAACACTCCGACTCACAAGAGAAGATTCTCAACTATATCGAACGCTTGAAGATTACAACCAGAAGTGCAGTGCTAGCAAAGTTTCACCGCGACCTCGACGCGAACATCTTGTTAGAGATAGAGCGGACGTTAGAGCAAATGGGTGTCATCTCGGTGCAGTACAATTTGCAAACCAAGGAAAAGATCTATCGATGGATAGATAAACGTGCGGAATAACTTGTGTTCCAATTTGGAATATCACTTTACAAGGAGTTACTATGAAAACCTCGTTAGATCTCGCAGTGTTACGTGCTGTTTCACTGAATCGCGCTCGTGATTGGCACGGTGGATCGATCAAAGGGTGGTCCACAATGGAGTGGACGGCCGCTATGTGCGGGGAAGCCGGTGAAGCAGCTAACATAGCCAAGAAGATAAAACGCATGGACGACGGGATCAAGTCAAGTAATAATTTCTCTGATAGAGTGGCCGCCGTGAAGATGTTGGCCAAAGAGTTGGCCGACACCTTGATCTACCTCGATCTGGTTGCCGCTCGAGAGGATATCGATCTAGGTGAAGCCGTAATCAACGCGTTTAACCAGGTCTCAGAACGCGAGGGAATGGACTATAGGTTGGGGTGAGGAGAGGCTATGACTGAACAATCAATACAAGAGGGAAGAGGGAATGTTCCATCAGATCTGAAAGATCTGGCCGCTGAATTCGATAGGTTGAGTAAGGAGCGTGATCCTCTACATCGTGTTCACGTCATAGATCAGCACTTTGCGCGGCCCGAATCCTTCCGATGGTTCGTAGCTGGAGTACTATATGAACGTCAACGTAAGTCCATTGAAAAGGCCTCCACCGACGTGGGTGTGTAAAAAGTGTAGATTTCGTAATCTCTTAGTGCGAACACGGTGCTTTAAGTGTGGTCAGTTTAACGGTCACCGTTAGGGCTTAGGACACAACAACTTTTGTCCCTCTATCGTTCTGTGGACGTAGTCTTGGAGTCCTTTGAGCTGGGCGATGTAGCTATTGCACCGGCCGTAGTTGGCAACGACGCTGGCGGTAAGAGATCCAGCGGGGTAGGGGGAGCCATCAACACTGGGTCTGGGGGAGGGATCGATGCCACGAGCGGCGGAATCGATGAGCAAGCGGTCAGCAGCGGTGATAGCAGCAGGACAAACCACAGCAGGATGCTCAGGACAGAGAGCAGGTAATGTGATCGTTTGAACAAGGGGAATCTCCTTGGTGATTGTGCGAGTTACGGTCTGGATGCGATCGATGTACTTGATGATCGGGGCAGCAGCAATAGCGTTGGCCGTGGCCAGCGTTTGGGTGTTAGTCGTGGCCTTCGCCTCCAGAGTTGCCTGCTGCTTCGCCGCTCTCGATTGCGCAAATTCATAGCCCCCAAACATGCAAGCAACGCTGTAGATCGCGACCAACAGCAGGGCAAGGCCCGCTTCTATGAGCGGAGTCACGGAGCCGCCGCGGGAATGGGTTGAGGAACCTTCTCCGCGAGGGATTTGTTGGTCTTAAAGCGCAGGGCGAAATTCCCTACCAGAATCACTACGGTAGCATATTGATAAGCTTTCGCCGGGACGTAGCCCTGGAGGGACGGAAACCAGTCCTGAAGTGATGGTAGCACCGCAAGCCCCGCTGCTATCACTCCGTTGAACCAGATCGTCCACGATCGTACTGCGCCACGAAGATGGAGCCACGCCTTTGCCAGCCAAGCATTCATGTTAGATCCAGTGTGGTTAGTTGATGCTCTTGCATGATCGAAATGATCTTCTCCGCATACGACGGATCCGTCGCGTAGCCTGCAGCAGCCACCGAGTTTACAAAGTCAATTGCGTTGGTGGTAGCGAAGGCCGAAGCATAACGAGGATTGTTTAGCAGGAATGCTGCGTGATCTGTGATGGCTCCCAGCCAGTCGTCATACTTACGCCAGCTTGCTGTCAGCATGATCCAGTGACCGTTGAGGAATTCCCTGGTGTTCATCAGCAGCACTTCTCCTGTCCACGATGGATCAGCCTTCACGCCGAACAGGTTGAAACCCTCCTGCGCAAGTTTCGAGGAGCCCCATCCCGATTCTAGGGCCGCCTCTGCGACAGCGAATGAGGCTGGCACCTTTGTAGCCTTAGCTGAAGTTAGTGCAGCAGGAGTGATTGCGTTGATAAACTCTTGTGGAGTCATTTCTCCTCTCCTCGCTTAACAGTTTTCACCGGCTCCGCCGACTTAACATGGTGAAGAAGGAACTCAGCTATCTGTTTGCTACTCTTCGTCGCTTGCATTTCCAAGAGATGGTTCGGCCGCAGCGTGTACTTGTAGATCCGTTTGATCCCCGCCCGTTCAACGGTGAAGATCCAGTGTGGTCCAGGCTTAGGCTGATCCGCATAATAGTCTACTGATACATGCGCATTGCCTATGTGAAAGACCTGCGCATAGCTGTCTAGCCTGTGATCGTCGTGAGTCATGATCTAGGTGGGATTGGATCGCGTTGGCTGTTCACCCACAGCTGGGTAGAGTTCTCCATGTGCCGCTCGAGGGTGTGAGCTACGCCCCTGATTTCAGAAGAAATTCTCTCTTCCAAATGCTGCATCTCATCTTTCCTCACATAGACCCCAGGGAGGGATTGCTGCAGTTTTGACACGTCACTCGTCAGCTCCTTCACCGCGCCCCACAGTTGCCGCAGCATCCATCCCACCACGCCGCCAATAAGGCCGGCGATCGCAACGATGACTCCGATGACCTGAGCCCAATCGCTTACAGTCATCTTGGCACTATCTCTCCGTTGCGATCACGCTTCATCCACTGGATGCGATGTCGCTCGTAGTGATCGATCTCCACTGCTGCTTTCGGCGCCGGAGCGTGCACAGCGAAGGCGACAGCGAGGGCCATAGGCTTCGTCTTGGAGATCGTCCGATAGACGGGACGAGCCAGATACTTCTGCTTCGCATTCTCAATCGTGGTCTTAGCTATCTGCAATCTCGGTCCCCTTCACGATAAAGGCGTCAATCGCGGCCTGGGGCATTCCATCATAGATCTCCGCGATCCCATCGTGTAGCTCGCCCACCTTGATCGAAATCTTGTTGCGGGGTGGGTGCCAATAGAGATCGAGGTGGGCGGGAGGCTCGTGGTTGCTGCCGGGGGCGTTCTTGAATTGACCTTTCATCTTCGGCTCTCACATGAAGTATTCGAAAGTGAAGTGGATTGTGCTGGTGGCAGAGAAGTTGCCCGCAGTGACAGCAGTGAGCCCAGTGGTTGACATCTGATAGATGTTGAACTGTGTCCCAGCTGCGATCGATAGCATCATCGGCGCTGCGCTTAGCGCAATCATGTTCGTAGCGAAGTTAATCATCCCTCCACCTCCCCCACCGTAGGGGGCGCCATTAGGCGCAAAGGGAAGGCCCTCGAGCGTTGCTGCGCCTGCTGCACCAGCAATGCTGTTGAGAGTTATCATTCCCTGACCCGTTACCCTGTTGCCTAGTACCTGATACGCGCCTACCTTGGTGGTGTACTGGCCTGAGGGCAGGAAAACTCCACCGAAGGCGAGGGTGGGAGTGTAGGCCAGGAGCGAGTTGTAGGGCGCAACATCGATCTTCACCGTCCCGGTAGCAGTGTTACTCAGCACGCCGCTGGTAATGCCTCCACCAATCACGCTCAGGCAGCCACCCCACGACCCAGACAGCGTTAGACCATTACCATAGGTGTTATCTCCTAACACAGCCACCGAATTGCTGATGCCGGCTAGGTTCACAGCGCCCAGGAATTGAGTGTTAGTGACAGTCAGCGTGTTGATCTGTGCTGTTCCAGCATAGGTGAAGGCACACTTGATCTGACTATCGGCGATCGTCATGTTGTTGATCTGCGTGCCGGCGTTCAAGTTCAAGAACTGGAACGTGTTCGTGTTCGGATTGAACACGCAGTTCACGAACATGAACTGCAGGATGCCGGCGAACGCTCCGTTGCTGGTGACCCACGTAGCATCAGAGAAGATTCCGTGGACGTTGTCCTCGATGTAGCAGGTGTCGAACGAATAGAGCCCTCCAACCGACGAACTGCCCACGAGGAAGTTCTTAAAGCTCATCCAGTTCGTCATAGAATTAGCGCCCTGGTTGAACTGGCAATTGACCCACGTCAGCGTATCAGGGCCTCCCGCGGCGTTCGAGGTACCACCCTGGATCCTGATGTACTCATTCCCTGCGAGATCGCCGGCTCCGTTCATCCCGAAGCGACACTGGTTGAAGCGCGCCTCCGGCCATGAATCGAACACAGCATGACAATCCGAGATCGCTCCAGTCCACAAGCGGTCGATCATGCAGCTGATGCCAGCTGTTCCCGTTGCGTTCATCTTGAAGTTGATGGCGATCGAGTGACGCATCACGGCGACGTCCTCGATCGTCGTTGCGTAGACGTTCTGCACCATCAGGCCGATCGAGCCCGCAGGGATCGTTCCAGCAGCTCGGAGAATTGAAACACCCTTGAGAGAGCAGGACTGATCGGTTGAGGTGGATCCACCCATCGTCACGCAGGTAGCAACAGCGAGGTCGAATACGAAGCGAGCACCGCTGGGAGGATTTGTTGGCTGAAATCCGAACGAGTACACTGAAGCTTGGCCGAGGACGGAGATCCCTGAGGCACATCGATAAGCGTAGGGCGGGACGTACACTGCCCCTGCGTTGGTGGAGGCCCAGTTGAATTTGCTCTGGAGTCCTGCGGAGCAATCCAGCAACAGGGTGCCGGCCATGATGTCAGCTTGCTGCGCCGGCGACAAGTCGTTAAAGGCACTCACGACCTGGATCAGTGAGCCGTTCACTGTGGTTGCAACAGCGCTCGGACCCTGTGGCAGATATGTTGCATCGCCTGCAGTGATAGCGAGATTGACCTTGACCTGCGCGGGAGTCGTAGGCGGAGTGCCGCCTCGACCTCCGCCGATTCCGCCCCAGACGGCGGCACCTACATCATTAAGCCAAGCAGCGTTGATGACAGGGAGCTGATTTTGGACGAAGGTGGTGTCATTACTAGTCATCTAGCGCTCCACGAGAGCTGAGGGGATGTAGGGATAGATCTCACCCACCGGGGTGAAATTGCCTATCCACGCAGCATCGATAAAGCCAGGCCTCACACATCCGGGAATAGCGTAGCCCGGAATCGCTGTGCGATCGTTGGGACCGCAGAAGACGACGAAGGAATCGGTCGGAGGCGGCTGGGTCCAAGGAGGAGTGGTGATCTCCTTGATGCCAGTTGCGAAGTCCTGAGGTTGTCTTGGTTCCCAGCAACGCCGGCAAGTGTAATAACCTTGCCAATTCTTCTGCATCGCCGAAGCTTTGAACTTCGACCCGCAACGGAAGCAGATAGCGTTCCAGTCGCCCAAAATCAAGCTATCAGCCTCGCTTTGGGGATTGTTAGTTCCCATAGCTCACATCCATCGCGTAACCGTGGCGATGTAGTTCTTTGAGCCCCTGTTCCAAGCGCTTTCCAATATCGGTCCTAACGTTGATGTGGGGAGGCCACGAGATTTGATCTACTACTTTGTAGGCGGCTTGTCGGGAGGTTTCGACGGTTCTACCTTTACCGTACGCGACCAAAACATACTCACCCGCTGTAACGACGCCTTCAACGTCACGAATTTCGCTGCCAACCATTGTTGGAGCTTTGCCCAGCTTTGCGCTAGTGAGAGCCACATTTCCCAGTACCTCAGCGGTTAGTCCACGGATAGGCCAGCCCTCAACCTTGTGGTGAGGCCATTTTTCCCAGGGATAGTCCCCCAGCGTCATCAGCACACCACAACACAGCTCATTGGAGTGTTCAATGGAATCTCGTCCCACCAGCAGATCTGCTAACCATTCTGCAGGATCGCACTCATGAAGGGCTAACATGAGGTTAAACGCTGGCCAACCAAATCTCATAGTGAATTCCATCACCCACGGGTGACCTGTCTTGTTATCAATCATGCAAGCTACATCAACGTTACCAACGAAACCCAATTCGTGTAGCTTATCTTCAAGCGGCTTAACAACTTGATCGAACAATTTGGAGTGCTTAGTATAACGAAGTACAGTCCCCATTTCCCCTGTATTCGGTCCGTACCCATCATTCATGAACCTTTTCTCTTCCCAAGTTTCATTAATAGCTTTCGAGAATCCTCCAGGCCCAAACCACGTGCCGGCGGCCATTTCAGTTCCGTCGATTTTTTCTTGGAGAATAAACTTGCCTTTGACACCTTCTTTTTGCCAGCGCTCGAGCCTGCAGACGAGGTCTTCGTTAGATTTTGGTACATAGGAGAGACTCTTATCGCTCGAGCCACCCCAGGGTTTAGAGACGTAGATCTTTTTTGCCCTTTTGACGAATTCGATAGCTTTGTCATATTCGGAGAATTCCTCGAAATCCAGCGTTTCGATTCCACACTCGCCAAGTACATCTTGACCGATTGCTCGATCGAGTTCGAGTTCGGCCGATGCTTTGTTGGTTCCAACGATTGGGTAGCCCTGTTCATAGAGCGGCTCGAGCTCTGCTGCATAGCGACTATTGGTGGTAACGATGATGAGGTCGGCCCATGAGAGATGAATGTTCCAGTCTCCCACCTTCTCTATCATCCCATCTCCAATATCGCAACGCTCGCCGGTGCCCATCGACCGGGGTTGCCACACTCTGACTACGTGGCCAGCCCACTGGCATCGTAGCGCGAAATTTAACCCCACGGTGTCAGAATCGATTAAGAGAATTTTCATTGTACTATTGTTCCAATTTGGAACACCACTCATCTACCAAGTAGTTGGTCAACACGCTTTCTAGTCTTCTCTCGTAGACGTTTTGCCGCTAGATCTTTCTTCTGCGCTGTGGTCATCGGTGAGCGGATACCAACAGCGGAGGCAGCGAACTGGCCAGGAGTTAACTGTCCACTCTCGATACGTGCAGCAGTTCCAAGGGGAGAGATTTGCTTAGCGAGGTAATCACCAATATCCTTAGGTTCCTCGATTAGGTGTCTACCAGCATATAAATCTCTGTTGGTAGCAAGTTCGATCCCAGCTTTAGCGGCCATTCCCGTTGGGAAAGAGCTTTGTAGAACTTGTGAGAATTGCTTCTTACCGTGTAGATAGCTATACACCAGATATGGTATCCCCGAAGCACCAAAGCGCGTAGCCTCAGCATTAGGATTTCCAGTGATAGCTTTCGCTGCGTTGTCCATTAGTAAGGGATAAACTGCGGCGCCCATCACGGTGAGCATAGCAATTTGATCGAGGGCTTTTGCACGATCCTTTATCGTTCGATCTTTTCCGATTACACCTTTTACCATTTCGCCGTATGATCGCATCCTACCGTAATCGTAGCGACCGAACGCGGTGAAGATCGGAGATTGGAGGGCTTGTGACAACATACGGCTACCAAGCACAACGTCAGGAACTCGATAGTTCGGAATATGTTTCTCAACATCAGCGATCGCTACCTCTGGTTTGACCATTTCCTTTTCTAGATAAGCCTGCATCATCAAGATATCGTTAACAGCCCACAAGCTTTTCCTAGAAAAAGAATAGATTCGTCGGACCATCTCGGCGGGACTAACGTAACCCCACGCTTTAGCGACCGTTCCCATCTCCGGTTGTTGACCTAAGCGATCTAACACCTTCCGAGAAAAATCGCTCAACAACACGTTGGGATACATTAGCCCAGCACCTTCCTTCACAAATCGCAGGTAGTCAGCGTTTTGTTCTGTCACAGCCTTTGATGCCTTCAACGTTGTTCTTATCAAGCGAGGATATGCAGCAGGGTTTAACCATCCACTCACCAATCCCCTCTGTATGATCGAGTGATCTAGCACATTGAAGATGTGAGGAAGAGGATTCCAAAATAGTGAACCCGTCATCACTCGGCTAACGTTAGCGATACCCTCAACCAAATCGCTACCGGGAGCACCAGCAAAATCCTCGAGCACATTAGCAATACGCGGAGCAAACTTGTAACCATGAAGCTGCGGGATTTGCGGCACTGCACGCCAATCCGGCGGAGCATCACGCTTGAGAGCAATCTCCGATGCGCCGGGAGATTTCAACAGATCTTTTAAAAACACGTTGTTGTTTCGGACCTTAGTGAGGCGCGCGTTACTAGCAATCGCCGATGCCAAGGCGTCGTGATGATACTCAAGAGGAGTATGTTCCTCAAGTTCTTTGGTCGTGGCTTGGGAACGTTTTAGTGTTTTACCCCCAAAGGGAACGTTTCCCTCTTTCCAGATTTTTGGACTAATCTTACCAGAGCCAACGATTTTCCTGTTCTTGTAAGCTTTATAGCCCTGTCCTGTTTCATCTTTCACACCGTACATCGCATCGCCAGTTTCAGGATCCGTTAGCTTGAACACTGTACGATCTTCGAGTGGTGGTGCAAACTGTGAGAACGTTCGACCCTGCGGAGCGGTTCGAGCAAACTGTTCAAAAATTGAGGGTTTTCCCTTTACGATTCGGTGAACATAAGCGTCAACATCCTCTCCTATATCTACACCAAGCTTTTTTAATGATTCTCGCAACAGAGCGTTTTGACGCATTATAGGATTGACATACTTAAACTTTAGCTCTGCGGCACGAGGTGAAAGCTTGATTGTGGGATCCTCAAGAGAATGATAGATCTGTTCTGCATGTTGGCGATAGTCACGAGGAATCGAAGCAGCGAATTTTAAAAGTTCTATTTGCTTAGCAACTTGTCGACCTACTAACCTCGCGAGACCAGCTGCTAGTTCTCGAGCAGGGATTCCACCCTCCGCCTTCGCAAACATCTTGGAAGCAAACATCCCTACTAACAACGCTCCTCCCAACGCTCCAGCTGCCGCACCGCCAACTTTGTGATCGTCGCTCGCAGCATAGGCGCCAACGGCAGCTCCAATCCCAACTCCGGCAATTAGCTTGGGATCTGCTTTACCGAACTGGCGAGGTGGAACACCAGGTTTGGTGGGAAGCTCTAACCATGTGTGACCGTGAGGGTCAGTGTAATCTTTGGCGCCTAGAGATTTTAGATATTTGGTGATTTCACCTTTGTAGCGATCGTAGATTGGCTGATCTCTAGGACTAAATCTTCCAGATATTTTTTTCAAGCGCTCAATTTCTTCTAATGCTTCTTGTTTTGCTCTTCGATACTTCGTTTGATGAGCTGTATCATAATGACTATCAGTAGACCAAGCTTCATAATCTCGAACATCTTTTTCTAAATTTCTAATAATAGCGCTGCGTTTCCGTGCCGCATCTGGCCACTGTTCTACTAACGCCACCGTATCTGCGCTAGCAAATCTAATCTTCTTTAATCCCTCTCGCCCAGCTTGAGCAAGTTCTTCTTGTATCAAGCGACGAGGCCATTGTTTAGCTACAGAGTCAAGTCCCTCAATTTTACCTCCACTAAGCTTTGCTTCAAGTTCATTAACGCGAAGAATTCTTCTATTTTGCTCTTCAGTAATCTGCTTAATTGTTTCGGGAAGTTTAGCTGTTTTTAGCGCAGCGGCTGCACCAGCCATTCCAGATCGAGTAGCTTTAAGTGCATGCTCAAGGCTTTTTCTTTCCTCACCAGAGAGTTCTTTCTGAGATTGTAGCAAGTCACTCTGTAGCTCCACTACATGCCGCACACCATCTTCTTCAAAGCTGCGTGTGTGTCCATACTGATTTGGTCCCAATTCCTCAAAATGCCCTCGTGCAGGAATATTCCAACTCTCTGGAAGTTTCCAAACAGTGGTATGAGCTTCCTGTTCCTCAGTGAAGAATGTTTCTGGAGGACGAATATATTCTATACCAACATCATTATACTTTTCTGTCTTCACAGGTTTTAGTTCAAAGTTCTGCGTTGCTAGCTTAAAGCCTTGAACTAACTCCTCGGCCGAAATCGTGTCTCCCGGTTTGCCCAACAACCCTCGAATAATATCTTGTTCGGCTTTAGGAATATCTTGTCGATTCATCTCCGATACGATCTCAGCTTTTTTATACACTGATTTTTCTGGCGCACGTTCAGCTAAACGTTCAAGCACACGACCGCCGCTATCAGCAGCTTTATACAGCGCACCAATCGATTCTCGTGGAAAGCCAAAAAGGGCTGCCGCTGCGATCGCTGCAGTTCCAGCTTTGTCCTTCACATCAGGGTTGGTAGCTATCACAGCTGTGACCGCGGCTCCAACTCCGACACCAGCAGCTATTGCCGCAGCAGCAGTTTTGTTACTCTTTCGAGCGCCAAGCTCTTCTTGCAACTGTTTGAGCTCGTCCTCCAATCGCTTAGTTCCCTCTGCATGTTCCTCGGTAGCCAAGCTCTTCATCCTGCGACGACGATCAGTAGCTTTCGATTCTTCGAACTTGGTTTTCGATTCCTCAATCCGTTTCTCCGCGGCCGTAGCTAAGCGCTCAAGTCGCGGAGTATCCCATTTCTTTGTATCTGCGAATGGTCGATCAGCTTTCGACTCCTCCGATTTCGCTTCGGGTTCTGCTTCCTTAGCAAGCTCTGCACTCTCCTTATCCATGCGCTTGATAAAGTCGTCAGCCACAGCAGGCGAGGAGGCTTCTTTTGCTGCTCGTAGTTTATCAAGCTCCATACGTTCTGGAATAGATAGAACACGTCCAGAGTGAATTCTCTGTGGCTTTCCCTCAGGTCCCATTTTGTACTTAGGTTTGGTGCTTGCTGCACGCTCCAACTCGGTTAAGCGAGCTTGGTGTTCGGGAGTAAACTCTTGTGGAGGTAGCGGCCCAGGCTCCACGCGAGCGGCAGCTGGTTCCGCTCCTTTTGGCAATCGGCCCTTTACAGCTTTGTAAAGCTCAACGGGACCACCCGCTAGGATAGCGTTCTCGATTTGGTCGGCTTCCTCCTCGTTAATCATTCCGCCAGTTTTTTGCTCAACGAACTTGTTACCCTTCTTCATCCATTGAGAAAACACTCCAGCAGCATGGCTCACCGCTGTTTCGTCAACGTCCTCACCATAGCCTAAATAGCGCAACAAACGCTTAGCGGGATCAGCTAGCGGAGCAGCAAACTCCTCTCCCGTTTTGGCACCAGCTTTCAATAGATCTTTACGTGTAGTTGGTGTTCCGGTTTTGAGCGCTCCAGCTCCCTCTCCGATAACGCCGCCGGTAAACCCCAAGCCCTTTGCAACCATCGCTGGAATACCGAGCGGCAAATCAGCAACGGCCGCAGCTTCCTGTGCTACACTCTTTAAGCTCTCATGAGCTTCTGGTGGAACTCCCTCTCCAATCACCACGGGGTTTTCTTCTTCCTGATCCGCTTGTTTTTTCTTTGGTGGAATATACTTATTTCCCTCCCAACGCCCAGCTAGCTCTGGTCGATCCTTTGCATAGCGGCTCTGGTCACTAAAGGTTGGGTGATTAGGTTTCTTGAATGTATCCGGCCAATGGCCACTCTTAGAATCTGGTCGTAGCCCGGCTTTGAAGGCTCCTCGAAGATCATAGTCTGCTCCAGAATCTCGTGGAGCGTACTTTGATTTCCAAGCTTGGAATTGAGTTTCTTCTTGAGGATTTAGCTTAGTATCGTACTGTGTTAATGCTGACGCTACAGCTTTCGGCTCTTCAGGTTGTTCGAGGAATGAACTAAAATCAAGTGGTTTCTTAGCACTAGCGTTAGGTTTAGGGCTATCGGAGCTCGCCCCTGGGATTGGTGCTCCCTCACTTGGTTTGACAAAATCAGCGAAGTCCATTTACTTGTGTTCCAAATTGGAACAGCAGTACATCATTCAGTTTCTTCTGGTGTTACAACGTTGCCCTCTTCGTCAATCCCCTCTCCAGCATCGAGCGCTTCTTCTTTGGTATTGGCAGAAAGTGCATCCCAGCTCTTACCATTCCATCTCATCGAGATCTTACCATTGTGATAAATCCTGTTAGCTACCAAATCCTCTCGCTTTCCACTCTGTGGAAGCGCCGCTGGATTTGCCGCTGTGCCCTCAGCTTTCGGATCATACTTAGTTTTTGTATCCTTTACCCAGGGAATATCAACACCCTTAAAGAGTTCATAATTCTTTTCAATCGTTTGAAAGTTGTTAGCCTTCTCCGATTCTGTGAACGCCATATCAAGCGCTTTAGCCATTCCCACCCCAGGATTACCACGAACAATCTCCATTGCTCTACTGGCGATATCGTACCCGGCAGTAGCACCCTCGTTAGTAGCTATATTAGGATATTTATCTCCAACTCTCGTAACGGCTTCAGCTTGTAAAGCCTTTCCTGGAGCAGGTACCATTCCGCCCTTTGCTAGCCTAGCTTCTCGCTCTTGACGTAGCTTTTGTTCTGCTTTACCTTGAGCGATTCGGCTATCCCTAAAGCGAATGGCACTTTCTTTATCAGCTTGATTTTGCTTTGCTGTTGCGAGTGTTCGTTGTTCGTCTAAGTACTTCATTCCCTGAGCGCTTGTGTTACGTCTGAACTCGATATTCTTTGGATCATAAGGTACATTAAAGGGATTCTCAACTGGTGGCTGGCCTTCCGTCGGACGATGAGAATCTGCCCATTGGACTGCTGCTCGAGCTTGATCCTCGGGAGAGTTAATTCCCGCCCAGATCGCAGCTTGGTCAGCCATGATCTTTTCGTGTTGCGTGAATTGTTGAACCGCTTGTTGATCTTGTTCACGTTTAGCAGTGGCTAAATGGCTTTGGATTACAGCAGCTTTTTCCAGTTTCTCCGAACCAGCTACCACATCTCCTGCAGCGAAATCCAAAGCGCTAGCATCGATTATAGCTTGGACCTGTGATTCCGCAGTGTTTAGCACTTGTTGTTTGCGCTGCGCCAGTTGCTGCATTCTCTGGGCTTGTAGCTTTTGACTAGCGTTAACCATCCGCTGGTGTTCAGCGTGAGCAGAGAGATCCTCGGTTTCAGCTGCTTTGTGCTGTGTGTCAACGATCTGTGAGCGCATATCCCTGTAGCCAGGGAATATGTTACCAGTGTCTCCGCCAAGCGAGTTGGAGACGCCCTGACCGAACTGGCTCATCATCGTACCAAAGTTACTAGATGTAGGCCCTGCCGTGGCTGGTGGCGGTGGGGCTGTTGGATCCGTGGTAGAAGCTACACTCACGACTAACCACCACCAAAGGTGAGACCAGGATTATAGTTACCACCACCAGTATAGGTGGTGTTACCTATTGACATTGGAGGAGTAACAGTTCCACCTCCGCCACCTCCACCACCACTAGAGATATTACCCAGTCCACTAAAGATTGATCCTAGGCCACTCTGAATAGCACTATTAGCGTTTCCCATGTTAGAGCTATAGAGCCCTCCCGCCGCTCCAGGGTTACCAATAGTAGCTCCCGAGAGTGTAGCAAGAATATTCTCCCAGTTGTTAAACGATGTTTCAGCTAGTCCCTGACCGAACTGTATTGCCGCTGTATCAGTTTGACCGCTGTGGAAAGCGCCCTGTCCAGCTTGCACACGCTCTAGGGCTTGCATTCCCTGATCGAATTGGAACTGGTAACCCGGAGTGTTCTTAATCGATGAGGGATCGGCCATTAGAGCAGAGAGCTGGCCCTGATATTGAGGTCGCTGAGAAGCAAAGGGATCAGCGATTCCAGCCGATTGATTTGCCGTGTTACTAGACATCGAGCTAGTAATTAGGGAACCTGCGACTGTTGCTGCTGCTGCCCAAGGCATTTGATTACTCCTCTTGCCATTGTTGTACTAGGCTACACATCTTGGATAGCGACATCATTGCTGTTGGGAGTTCGTCTCGCAAAAGCTGCTCTCGCTCAAAGTATACTTGTTGCTTACGCCAGATTCCTCGCAGCGCTTCGGTTCGGCCCTGAGCAGCAGCCCTATGACCATCAAGAATAGCATCAAACCCTGAGCCGCAAATGGTAGAAGCAAGAGGAAGATGGGAGCCATAAAATAGATGATCGTAGCTGTCGAGTTCAAAGTCACAGAAAGCTCTACACTGTGAAGGAAACGCTTGGTATAGTCCCGCGAGAGTATCCCAGAACACTGCCCTACCACCGATGTAGCAAGTGCGTTGGGCAAATCCATTGTAGCCAATAAGCTGTAAGCTCAATAGCTGTTCACGCAATCGCTGAACGCTAGGTATCCACAGCAGGCTGGGGTGCAATCGAGCGAGACACAGAAACAGATCTGTAGATCGATCTGGTATCAATCGGCCTGCTAACAATGCTGGGTCGAAGCGCCAGTGCTCAACGCTATTCCAAAATACTACATCTGGATCACAGATTACCAGTGACTCAAATTCCGTCTGCTCTGTTAAGAGCCAACGATAGTGATCCACATAGCCCTTCGGCGATAGCTCATGAAAGCTGGCACCTACACGATTAGCTGCAGCGCGAATTTTAGGTTTGACAACAGCACAGCTTCCGTTGTCGTATACTTCTACACGAGCGTTAGGAAAGCCTATTCGCAGTGTATCGAACACCAATAGCGTTCCATACGCCAAATCTGGGTGGATACAATAGGTGAGGATGGTAACGACTGGAGTCATCGCTTCATACAAACAATCAACGTTACACGCTCATATCGAGTGGGATTCACAACCCAGTGCAAGTACTGGTTGTCAAACCAGAACACGTCCCCCGGCTGAGTTTCCAACTCTTCGCCCTCAAAGCAAAACCGCTGCCCAGGAGCACTCTCTATCTGAAGGGCAAATTTCTCATATTCTTGTGCATGCCATCCCAGGTCTTGGTGAGGTCTACATGTAGCTCCTGGTGGAATCCTCGTCAACAGCACTCCACCAAGCTTCTTTCCCTCAAAGCGTTCGTAGAGATTTTGTACCACGGGCTTCACACCTAACACTTCAGCACTCGGATACCAGATCGATTCGTGCTCCTCTCCCCCAACGTTCTTCCCACCAGAAGCGGCGAAGCGAAGCCATATATCGTCCAACCCGTGGTGTGGTGACTCAGGACTCTCTGTTCTAGCAGGATACTGATTCCACAACTCTGGATGTGCACGAATAGCCCACAGAATACTGGTAACATAATAACGTGCTGTGAGAAGCTCAATCTTCATATGACCAGTTGTTCATCAACTTTCGTAGGATCTGTCTCATCGGTAGCGTGAATACAGTACCAAACGCAATAGGTATAGGCTTCAATCTTGTGAACTACGTCGGCTGCCATTACCACCACGGTAGGTCCTACTATAACCCACGCTGGTTCATCACCAACCTTAATCGAGGCTGTACCGACAGCCAAGAGCGAGAGATGAGCGAACTTGTGCTTATGCTGAGTGAGCTGCACTCCCGAGGGAATAGCTGTTTCCTTTGCATAGACACCTCCACCAAAGTGATGGCGGATATCCAACTCGTCCAATAGAGTCATATTAGACAAATCCTATTTCGCCTTCGCCCTGAATAGTAAGAGAAGTCGCAGCCGAAGCGCCGCCCACCAGGAACTGTGCCACGTCCATCCGCATCATTCCGTACCAGTCGTAGGCTTGATTGGCGGCGACGGACAGTCCCGTGCCGATAACCTCCGTCCCGGCCGTGTTGGCGCCAGTGAGCCCGAGATAGAGCGAGAACGTCACTGGGCCGGCCGTCTTGTTGACGATCCGGATGTGCCGCATGATGAAGTAGGGCTGAGTGAGGGTTGTCCCCACAGGGCCAGCTAGCGACGTGATTGTGAAGTTGAGGATATTCGTCGTCGTGGTGTTCGTGAGCGCCACCGGACCCCAGGACCACAGCTTATTCGATGCCATTCGTGTCTCCCATTAACCTATCTTGGTTGCCGTGAAATAGGCACCCGCTTTCAACGTAGTTGGATCTGCCAGCAGAGTAGATGCTTGAGCCCAGCGAGGCACTAGCGTGCCGGCGACTGTGATGCTGAACCAGCCATTGGCGAAGAACCAGGATGGAGCAGAGGCTGAGGTAGAGATCGTCGCGGCTGAAGTTGCCGTAGCGACGGAGGTGACGCCAGCGTTGATTATCGAGGCGGTGGAGAAGCCGTCTACTCCATAAACGATCGCTCCGACAGTTGCGGAGCCGCTGCTCAAGTCGAATTGAAACCCTCCAGTGCCGACTGTTGCTTCGTAGAAAGGAAGCCACAGCTCAAAGGCGTATTTTCCAATCTCATTGAAGGTGAGGGAGAGGGTTGCATCAGCCGCTAGGGCGCTGCTAGTAGCTGTCGTGTCACTCGGCTTAAAGGCAGCTACGCCGGTCAGGGCGTTGGTTATGGTGGCTGAGGCAGGTCCTGTTGGCAAGTTCAGCGCACCAGCATCAGTTATGCGTGCGAGCACGGCGTTATAGGCATCATTGAGCCACTCGAAGTTCCCACCCTGTACGCGAAACGTCTTGCTCGGGGTGGAGGCTCCGTTGCCGATCAGCTTGATGTTAACGCCGTTTGTGTTGGCTGCATCGCTGAAGGTGATGAGCTTCAGGGTACCGGCGCCGGTGAAGCCCCCGAAGACCAATAGAGAATCGCCTACTGCTATGGCAGGCCCATTGATCACCAAGCGAGAGATGTTGCCCAGGACTA